ATAATATCTATACTACAACTCGCAGACCCGCTAATTCCTATAATGGTATTAACTTTGCAGCACTAAAAAAAGAAACACGATCAAGTTTTGTTCCAAGTAATGATATATTTGTAGAAATGGATATATCGGCTTATCACCCAACACTTGCGGCGCAACTAATTGGATATGATTTTGGAGACAAAGACATACATGGTTCGTTCGCGGAAATGTATGGTGTAGATTATAAAACAGCTAAGGAATTAACATTCAAACAACTATATGGAGGAGTATTTAAAGAATATGCTCACCTAGAGTATTTTAAGAAAATACAAATGTTTATAGATAATGCTTGGGATACATTACAATACGGAGGATATTATGATTGTCCTATATCTAAGTACAGATATCAGTTGAAGAACCTGGATAATATGAATCCAAACAAGTTGTTTAATTATATATTACAAAATATGGAAACATCTAACAATATGAATATATTGATGGATATACATAAGGTATTAAGGGGTAAAAATACAAAAATTGTACTTTACACTTATGATTCATTTTTATTAGATTATGATAAAAGTGAGGATGATATTTTACCTAAAATTAGTGAAATTTTTATAAAATACAAATTACAAATTAAAACCAATACAGGTAACAGTTATGACTTTAAATAAAAACAGCGATATGTATAATTCGATAAATTATGACTTCCAACACATTTTTAATACATTCGACGTGAATAATAGGTTACTATGTACCTTCATTGCTTTAGAGGGATTAGACGGGCTAATAAATGAGGTTTCTAAAACATATGATATAATGTACAACAAGATTTTTGTTTTACATGTTCAAAATACAGGTGAGTATGTTATTACTTACAATATTGATCAAGGTAACGTGAACACGATACCAACAAATACAATATTAGTACATCGTAAAAAAGAATCAAACACACTATATACAATTAATGCTCTTAATGAACTAATTAAATCATTAAATAGAGGTGTAGTTGACCCATCATTTAGAATTGATTGGCAACACTATAAAAATAGTATTTTATTAACTCAGCATAATGAACTAAAAACACTTAATACTAAAATTCATAAAATAGTAGACTTAGTGTAATATTTATTATCATGATAAAATTATCTTCACTTTTACAAATATTAATAACTGAAGCTTCAATAGAACAGCTAAAAACTCAATTTGTAGATTCTGGTAAAATTAACCAGAAATCATTTGATGATATAGTTAATACTACACCTAAATCAGCTTATATCACTTGGTTACTTAAAAAAGTAATAGATAAAACTATTAAATTAGAAGACGCATATAAATATAAAAAATATTTTATGGTTTTTGATAGGCGTAAAAAAGAATACCCATATGCTGATATTAATCAGTATAAATCATCTCAAGATATATCTAATTTTATAAAAACATCAGTTGATATATTAGATAAGGAATCAAAAGATGCATCTCAACAAAAAGGAGTAGTAAAATCAGATAAGTATAAAGAATTTTATATTGGCTCTACTAATGGATTTGATGTTTATATGTTACCAAAGGGTAAAAAGGATTTATATGGAGTATCATGTGAGTTAGGTTCAGGGACTGAATGGTGTACAGCTACAGGTAAAACAAGAGAACATTTTGATAATTATATATCTAAAGGTCCTTTATTTATTTTTATTAAGCCAAATAGTAAAGAAAAATATCAATTTTCTTATGAAGAAGATGCGTTTATGGATAAAGATGATAATCCTATAGGAAATGAATCTTACATTTATGAATTATTTAAATTTATTAAAGAAAAATATCCTAAATATGATACTCCATTTAAGTATAAATTATTATATGATTTTAAATCATTAACTGATAAAGATTTAAATATAAAAGGTGATTTAGATTTATATAATCTTCCTATAACTTCATTACCTGAGGGTTTTAATGTAACAGATTATCTTAATTTAACTAATACAAAAATTACTTCTCTTCCTAAAAGTTTACAACCAGACCAATTAGAATTAGATAATACTCCATTTATTCAAAAATATATAGATATTTATGGTGAACAAGTAAGAAAAATAGAAAAAGCAATATTTAAAGATTATCCAAATTTAAAAAATACAGAGTTAGGTTGGTCTTATGATGTATAAATATAAAACAATATTAAAATGAAAAAACAATTAAACGAACAATTTACCCGCATGCAAAAATTAGCGGGTATAATTACTGAAAACCAAATTAACGAAGTTGAAATGGACAAAGAGGCATTAATGTCTCAATTTGATAAACAATGGAAAGGACATTCACAAGAATATTTAGACTTAGTAGGTACTGATCCTATCTATAAAGGATTAGACGCAGTAGTTAATAATCCAAAAGTTAAACAAGAAGCTTTTGATTGGGCTTATAAATTAACAGCTGAAGATGAAGATGAGGATGCTTTAGAAAGTTTTGGAGGTTATGTTCAAGATGGTATTGATTATGAAATTATGCAAGCTTTTGCTCCTCAATTAGCTAAAAATTTAATAGCTGCAGGATTTACATTTGATAAAGAGGAAGATGAATGGACAATTCCTCAATCTTATTTAAGTAAAATAGATAATTCATTTGGATATTCAGATACATTTAGACCTACATCTTATGGTATTATATGGGATATTTGGAATATGGATTATGATACAAGTCCAAGAGAAGTAATAAGTGATTATCTAAAAGACGCTGCGGAAAAATTATAATACAACACTATAATGAAACAACCATTAAACGAACAATTTATCCGCATGCAAAAATTAGCAGGTATTATTACTGAAAACCAAATTAATGAAGAAAAAACATGGGATGATGTAGATAAAGAATTAGCAGATGAAGAAGCTCAAGATATAAAAAAGGCTAAAACATTTGTTAATACTATACAAGGTAAAAATGCTGTAAGAGTAATTAAAGCTTTAATTAATAAACCATATGGATATGATAAATTAGATAAAGTACTACAGGTATTGAATTTAGATAGACAAAATTTTATATATGCCGCTAAAGCAGCAGGTATGGATTTTGAAACAGATGCCGCAGGTATTCATATATATGATGATAATTACCAAGATCAAGATGTAGCTATAAATCAAATAAATGGTGATTGGATTGTAGGATAATAATTAAAATATAAAGTTTATGACAATAGATGAAAAATATGATATTTTTGTAAAAAAATATTGGGAAGGTGTAGATGAAATTAAAAAAACTAGTGAAAGATGTGCTGCTATTTTGTATAAATGTGGAGCACCTCTTACTAAAGAAGAATGGTTAAAATCAAAATTTAATGATCAAAACAAAATAAAATAAAAAATCACCCCAACATACCACACAAAATCATCTAAGGTCCAATTTTTGGGCCTTAGTTTGGCCTCACATAATGTGTTCATTATATTATAGAATAATAATAGTTTTAAATTAAACAAATATACAGTTATGGATTTATCAGAAATCAAATCGAAGCTTACGAAACTACAAGCTAAACCCGGTTCAAACAAAACCGACAAGAAAAACTCAGGTTGGAAACCATCAATCGGAAAACAAAATGTTCGTATTGTACCTAATAAGTATAATAAGAAAAACCCATTCACAGAATTATATTTCTACTATGGTATTGGCAAAAAAGTAATGATCTCTCCTCTATCGTGGGGTGATAAAGATCCAATTGCTGAATTTGCAAAACAATTACGTAGTACAAATGACAAGGAAAATTGGAGATTAGCTAAGAAATTAGATCCAAAAATGAGAATTTTTGCTCCTGTTATTGTTAGAGGTGAAGAATCAAACGGAATTAAGTTATGGCAGTTTGGTAAGGAGTTATATATGGACTTCTTAAATTTAGCTGATAACGAGGACGTAGGAGACTTTACAGACGTAGCAGAAGGTAGAGACATTATTATTAATACAGTAGGACCAGATGTAACTGGTACACAGTATAATAAATCAACAATTATGGCTCGTACAAAAGTTACTCCATTGTCTGAGGATGCTAATCAAATTCAAAATTGGTTAGATGAACAACCAAATCCAATTGAAGAGTTTAAAAAGTATTCATTTGACGAAATGAAGTCAGCTTTACAAGAGTGGTTAACACCTGAAGAAGCAGAAGAAGGTTCAATCATTGATGATGAAGTTACTACTGAAGACAAAACAGATGACTTACCTTGGGAAGCAGCTCCTAAAACTCAAAATTACACTTTAACAGCTAAACCAGCACCTAAAGCAAGTAAATTTGACGCATTATTTGATGACGAAGACTAATAACTAAACAAAATGGCTAAAAAAGACACATCACTAGCAGCAGCGGTATCTGCTGAGTTGAGAGGTAGCTTTGACTTAAATAAATTCAAGGAAAAGAAATTATTAAGTTCAAATGTGAAATTCAAAGATCAAAAATGGATACCATTATCTAAAGCATTTCAAGATGTAACTTCGGTTCCTGGGATTCCTCAGGGTCATATAGTCCTACTAAGAGGTCATAGTGATACAGGTAAAACAACAGCGTTAATTGAAGCAGCAGTAGCTGCTCAAAAACAAAAAGTATTACCTGTATTCATTATTACTGAGATGAAGTGGAATTGGGAACACGCAATTCAGATGGGATTAGATGTTAAAACAATTGTAGACGAATCAACTGGAGAAATTTTAAATTTTGAAGGTAATTTTATTTATGTAGATAGAGAAACGTTACATACAATTGAAGACGTAGCAGCATTTATTTTAGATTTATTAGACGAACAGAAAAAAGGTAATTTACCATATGATTTATTGTTCTTATGGGATTCAATTGGTTCTATACCATGTGAATTATCAATTCGTTCAAATAAAAATAATAATGAGTGGAACGCAGGTGCAATGAGTACTCAATTTGGAAATAGTGTTAATCAAAGAATTACATTATCAAGAAAAGAGAGTTCAAAATACACTAATACATTAGTTTGTATCAATAAAGTATGGACAGCTAAAGCTGAAATGCCTATGGGTCAACCAAAACTAATGAATAAAGGTGGATTTGCAATGTGGTTTGATGCTACATTTGTAGTAACATTTGGTAATATTTCAAATGCTGGAACATCTAAAATTAAAGCAATTAAAGATGGTAAGCAAGTAGAATTTGCTAAACGTACAAACATTCAGATTGATAAAAATCACATTAACGGAGTTCAATCAAGAGGTAAAATCATTATGACACCTCATGGATTCATTAACGATACTGAAAAAGAATTAAAATCTTATAAAGACGCTCACGCGAAAGAATGGATGAAAATTTTAGGCAGTTTAGATTTTGATGTCTTTGAAGAAGAAGAGGGATTTGAAGGGACTGATGTATTTTCACAAGAACCAGAATAGAAAATGAATACAGATGAATTATTTAAACTTCTTGGTAACGTAACTCAAGAAGTAAAGGACGAGCCTACCTCAAATAAACATTCTAGAGTAGTTCTAGTAGACGGATTAAATTTGTTTCTAAGAAACTTTGCTGTATTAAATTATATTAATTCAGATGGAGTGCATATAGGAGGTTTAGGTGGATTCTTAAGATCATTAGGATTTCTGATTAACAATATTCAACCAACATCTGTATATCTAGTATTTGACGGTATAGGTTCTTCCAATAACAGGAAGAACTTATTACCCGAATACAAATCAGGAAGACATCAAACACGAGTTACTAATTGGGATACGTTTGATGATTTAGAAGATGAAAATATTTCTAAGTATAATCAAATTTCTCGTTTAATTCATTATCTAAAATGTTTACCTGTTAAAACAGTAGCAATAGATAAAGCAGAAGCAGACGACTTAATAGCTCATTTAAGTACTCATTTAGCTTCAACTCATGACTCTAAAGTTTATATAGTATCTTCAGATAAAGATTTCTTACAATTAGTAAATAAAAATATTATTGTTTACTCTCCAATTGAAAAAGATTTCTATGATAGTAAAACTGTAAAGAGTAAGTTTGGCACTCTACCTGAAAATTTTATCTTATATAAAACACTATTAGGAGACAATTCAGATAAAGTACCTGGTGTTAAAGGTTTAGGTAAAGGAAAAATATTTAAATTGTTTCCTGAATTACAAACTGAAATATTAACA